CGGAGGCCTATCGGGGCATCCTGCAGGCCCAGTCCGAAGGCTGGACAGGGCGCGGCGCGAACGCCATCGAGGACAAGATCCGTCAGCGCCAGCAGCAGGATATCGGCGCGAACCTCTCGGCCTTCGGCGAGGAGATGCAGCGCAGCGCGAGGAAGGACATCAACGGTGCGACCACGCGTTTTGATGAGGTCATCGACCAGATGGGCCCGCAGGCCGGTCTGAAGCCTGGCGACATCCAGGCGAGCAAACAGAAGTTTCGCGAGCAGACGCGCTACACCCAGGCCTATGACCTGGTCGGCAAGGCCGGCGACAACCTGGGCGCTTTGAACGCAGTCGCCAAGCGCCTCTCCACTGACGAGTTCATGGACGTCGACCCGCAGCGCCGTGCCGCGCTCGAGAGCAATGTGCAGTCGCGCATCAACACGCTGGAGAACCGCGCAGCGATCCGCCAGCAGGCGGCCATGAATCAGGCCGAGGCCGCTTACACCAGCTTCTCGCAGTTCATGGACGGCGGCAGGGCGCCCACCGAGGCCTACACGCAGCAGGTTATCTCGCGCGTGAAGGGCACGCCCTACGAGGCCGCAGTGGTGGAGACCATCAAGCAGGCGCCGCAGAACCTCGCCTTCAGTAGCCAGCCCGTCGCGCAGCAGGGCATGGCGCTGCAAGGCATGCTCACGACTATGAACCAGCAGGGCAGCAATCCGGCGACGGAAGCGGCCTACAAGAAGCGCGAGGGCATCTTGCGCGGCACCATCGCCGACATCGAGAAGGATCCGATCACCGCAGCGCTCGAACGCAACGTGGTCTCTGCCGTGCCGCCGCTGAACATGGCCGACATCGCCACGCTGCCACAGCAGCTGGCCGCACGTCAGGACACCGTCGCGCGCGTGAGTACCTGGGCGGGCGTGCCCGCTTCGCCTTTCACGCGCGAGGAGGCTGACGCGCTGGGCCGTGCCATGGATGTCTTGCCTCCCACGCGAAAGAGTGAGGCCTTGCGTGCGCTGTCCAGCTCGATGCCCTCCGCGCAGATGCTGGCGCTGTCCAAGCAACTCGGCGAGAAGGATAAAGAGCTCTCGATCGCCGCTGCACTCTCCATGCGCGACACCACGATTGGGCGCAACGTCGGCGAGGTGTATCTGAAAGGCAAGCAGGCCATCGCCGATGGCCGCGTGAAGCTCGACCCCGCTATCGAAACCGGCACCAAGGCGCAGATTTTCGAGAAGCTGGAAGGTGTCTACCAGAACCGGGAAGCCCTCGAGAATGTGGTTAGCGCCACTTACGCCGTGTATGCCCAGAAGAGGCTCGAAGGCGGCCATGGCGCCAGCGACCTCAACGCGGCGATCAATCTGGTTACGGGCGGCATCAAGGAGCACAACGGCGGCAAGATCGCCAAGCCCTACGGCTGGAGCGACGACCGCTTTCAGGACTGGCTCAAGACCACCACGCCGGCCACGCTGGGGGCGGAGAGCTTCATCGTCAATGGCAGGCCGACCACTGCGGCAGAGATCTCGCGCACGCTGCCTGGTGCACGGCTCAAGCCATTCGGTGACAGCACCTGGATGATCGAAGCGGGCGCAGATGTCGTGCGCCTTCCCACCGGTGCGCCCTACATCCTGAAGGTGAAGTGATGTTCGAGGACATGTACCCCGACGCGCAGAAGATTCTCTACGACGACATCGCTCGCAACGGACTGCCTCGCACGCCAGTCAAGCCACCGGGCATGTTCGCAGATGCAGGAAATTTCATAGGCAAGTCGGCCATGGTGGGCGGCGCTTATGCTGCGCGCGGTGCTGGGGTGGCGGGCTCCATCTTTCCGGCAGCGCTGGACAAGGGCCGGACCGGCATCGTGCTCGATCAGGTCTTTGGACAGGACCGCGAGCCACTGCAGGACAAGTATTTCCGGTGGCTCGATGAGACTACGCTGCCCGCCGTCGAATACTGGAAGCCGGACCCATCAACGGCCGGCACAGCGTCCCAAGTAATCGGCGGCTTTGCGCGCATGGTGCTGCCTCTGATGGCCGGTGGCGGTAATCCTGCGCTGGTGGTGGCAGGCGAGCAGGTCAGCGCCTATGACGAGCTGATATCGCAAGGCGTGGATCCTGGCACAGCCAACAAGGCCGCGACCGTGCGTGGGGTCAGCACGGCAGTCGGTCTCGCGCTACCCGCTGCGATGGTGCCTGGGCGTGTCGCCGCCGCTGCCGCTGGTGCGGTGGTCAATCCTGTCGTTGGGATCTCTGATCGCGCGGCCACGAAGATGATTCTGGAGAACGCCAACTACGACAAGATCGCCGCGCAGTACAAGCCGCTGGATGCGACCTCGCTGGCAATTGATGCGCTGGTGGGTGGTGCAGCTGGTGGCGCACTCGGCAAGTCCAGGATGGCAGGAGACAGGCCGCGTCCGGTGGTGACCCCTGACCAGCATGCCGCAGCGCTTGCTGCACAGAGCGCCCAGGTGGCCGATGACGCCACGCTGGTGACGATTCCAGACCCCATCGCACGCACGCAGGCGATAGACGCCCAGACGCAGGCCGCACGCCAGGTGGAAGCGGGCGAGCGCGTGAATGTGGCAGGCCAGGTACAGGCCGACCCGGTGCGTGTCGAAGCATTACGCGCGCGGGCCGAGGCACGTCTGCACGAAATGGGCTTCCGTGAGGAGGCGCCACCAGCGGCTCCAGCTGAGGACATCGGCGCCACGCTGCAGAAGCGGATCGAGACCGACTTCGAAGGCGCCAAGGCCGAGTATGCCCAGCTTGAGGACGCCAAAGGCGGGCAAGTCCTGAACACCGATGTGGCGCGCGAACTCTCGCCTGCTTACCGCGCCGACCGCACGCGATCGGCTGATGTGCATGAACCAGCCAGTGCTTTCGTCAAGCGCATGTATGCGGAAAAGCTCGCCGCGCCTACGCCTGAAGGCAAGACGCGTGAAGTTCTTTTCACGGCCGGCGGCACGGGGGCCGGCAAGAGCACGGCCTTGGATCTTCTGGGGCCTGAAGGAAAACGGGCCGAAATCATCTACGACACGAACATGAACAGGTTCGACTCGGCTGACGAGAAGATTCAGCAGGCACTGGACTCAGGGCGCGCGGTCAAGATCATGTACGTGTATCGCGACGCGGTCGAAGCACTGACCGGCGGGGCGTTGCCGCGCGCGAAGCGTATGGGACGCACGGTGCCGATCAATGAGCACGCACGCACCCACGTTGGCGCCAATGAGACCATCGCGCGCCTGGCGGAAAAATACAAAGACGACGGCCGGGTGGAAATTATCCCGGTCGACAATTCCCGCGGCAAAGACAACGCCAGAATCGTCAATCTCGACGAAGTGACCGGCCGGGACTACAATGGACTCGAGGAGAAGTTAAATCATGCTCTCGAACAAGAGTTCAAATCCGAACGAATCAGTGAAGCCATCTACCGCGGAACCAAAGCTGTCTCCGCGCGGGAGGGCACTGGCGGACGAGTTTCTGGCAAGCCTGAATCGGGGCAAGTCACAGAACAGCCAGCCGGAACTCAAGACGCCGGAACCGCAGCAGAAGTAGGCACCAAGCCTGCAGGGCAGGGCGAAGCAACAGCCGCCAGGCCTGACCCCGTCGCAGCACTCGTTGCGAAAAATCCCGACCTCGTTATCCGCATGGAAGACGGCACCGACATCAGTGCCGCCGAAGCCCTGCGTCTTGCTGACGAAGACATAGCCCAGGCTAAGACCGACAGCGAGGGCTACAGCGCCGCCGTCGCGTGCTTCCTGTCGCGTGGAGGTGAATGATGCGTGCAGAGTGCATTGACGCAGTCCAGCAGGCCATCGGCCGCAGCCTCAAGCGGGGAGAAGCCGAAGGCATCGAGCAGCGTATCCGCAGCAGCATGACCGAGCTGGCGCGCAAGGATCCCGATGCCTGGCGCCAGATGACCGCAGCGGAGCGCCTGCAGCTGGCCGCCGACGATGCAGCCATCGACCTGCAGGCCAAGGCAGCCAAGGCCAAGGAGCGAGTCGGCCTGCAGATCCAGGCGCACGACAAGATCATGAACCGCTACGACCGCGTCGTGGCGACGGGCCGCAAGCCGTTTGCCGCCGTGGGCAGGGTGCTAGACAACGTCGACGCCTACGCCAAGGGCGTCAGCAAGGAATACTTCGGTCGCCTGATCGACACCATCAACGCCGTCGATACGAAGTGGCTGGGCATGGTCGAGGACGCGGGCAGCGTGCAGCGCTTCGTGCGCGAGGTCATGGGCGAGAAGACCGGTGACGCACGCGCAGAAGGCGCAGCAAAGGCCTGGCTCGATACCGTCGAGTCGATGCGCCAGCGCTTTAACCGGGCCGGCGGGGATGTTGGCAAGCTCGACTATGGGTATCTGCCGCAGCCGCACGATCAGACACGCGTGGCGGTGGCCGGCGTCGACAAGTGGGTGGATGACACATTGCCGCTTCTCGATCGCAAGCGCTACGTCAATCCAGACGGCACGCTGCTCACTGATGACGAAATGCGCGCCATGCTGGGCGAAGCATGGAAGACGATCGCCAGCGGTGGCCTGAACAAGCTCGAACCAGGCAAGCCCATGGGATCCTCCGCACGCGCCAACAAGGGCGCCGATCACCGGGCGATCCACTTCAAGGATCCAGAAGCGTACTTCTCGTACATGAACGACTACGCCAGCGGCGGCGTCTTCAACGCGATGCAAGGCCACATCGGACGACTGGCCAAGGACATTGCCCTTGTCGAGGAAATGGGCCCGAACCCGAACGCCATGTTCAGCTTCCTGCATGACACGGCCAAGAAGACCGGCGACAGTGACCTTGTTGGGCCGTTCCGTGTGCAAACTGATGACATGTGGGCCGCGCTCTCCGGCAAGACCGGCATGCCGGTCAATGCCACCATAGCCGACATCGGACAGGGGCTACGCAATATCGAGGTATTCTCGAAGCTGGGCGGCGCGACGCTCTCGAGCGTAACGGACGTGCCAACCTACTTCGCGGCGACCGGCTTTAATCGCCTGCCCTTCCTTGAGTCGGCGCACAACCTGCTGCGCTCCTTCGGCAAGGACTCCAAAGAGTTCGCTAACCGTGGCGGCTTGATCGCGGACAGCGTCGTGTCGGACATGAATCGCTGGGCCGAGGCTAACGTGGGCGCAGGATGGACCGGCAAGCTCGCCAACGCCACCATGAAGGCCTCACTGCTTGAAGCATGGACGGACGCCGTGCGCCGAGGCTTCGGCATCAGCATGATGGGCGGCCTCGCGCGCATGACCAAAGCAGACTGGGCAAACCTTCATCCGAGTGACCTCAGGGCGCTCCAGGGCAAGGGCGTCAGCGAGGCCGATTACGCTTTGTGGCAGCTGGCCACGCCGGAGAGCTGGCGCGGCACCGACATGCTGACCGTTCAATCGCTGCGAGGCATCGACCCGGCCGTACTCGAAGCCAAGGGATACAGCGAATCGGACGTTGATCGCGCCACCTCGCGCCTCCTGGGCTTCATTGCCGATGAATCGGGGTTTGCTTCGCTTGCGCCGGATCTGCAAGCGCAAGCCGTCGTGCAGCAAGGGTCGCAGCGCGGCACCATCAAGGGGGAAGTGATCCGCAGCATCATGCTGTTCAAGGGTTTCCCGATAGCCATGATTACCCGGCACTGGGGCCGCGTAGCGGACACGTGGCGCGATGGCGACCGTGGGATGGCCTTGGCGTATGGCGCAGGGCTTACGAGCGCTCTAACGCTCTTTGGTGCGATCGCCATGCAGATGAAGGACATGGCCGCCGGCAAGGATCCGCGCGACTCGACCACGCTCAAGTTCTGGGGCGCTGCTTTCCTGCAGGGTGGTGGTGTCGGCATCATGGGCGACATGTTCTATACCAGCTTCGGCGGGAACGATCGCAGCGGGCGGCCGAACTGGGCGAACCTTGCCGGCCCGGTCTTTGGCGATGTGGCCGACGCCATCGACCTGACCGCTGGCAATGTGGGCGAAGCCTGGCGCGGTGAGAACACACACGCCGGCGCCGAAGTCCTGAAGTTCACCAAAGGCCATCTGCCATTCGTCAATGTCTGGTACGCCCGGACCGCGATTGATCGGGCCGTGCTGAACGACCTGCAGGAGCACATGTCACCGGGCTACAACGCCAAGATCAAGGGAATGGCCAAGCGTGACTGGGGGCAGGAATACTGGTTTGCGCCCGGGGATGACTTCAGCGAAGTGCGCCCACCTGACATGGGTGCCATGCTCGGGAGAGACAGATGAGGCTCGACCAGTTCGAAACCCTGCAGTTGCGCGTGGAGCAGCTGACCGACATCTTTATCGACGAGTCAGATCCGAAGGCGTGGCCAGGCGCCAACACGGACCCGAAAGAGTGGAGCAAGAGCACGCGGGGTGACCGCTACTGGCACAAGCGAAACTGCGTGGCCACACTCACCGTCGTGCAGCGCATCGCGACCGTGGTCGATCTGGTGCGTGAGAAGACAGCAGGCGGAGACAACAACCCGGCATCGGTGGGCGAGGAAGAATCGGAGCTCGACGCCCTGGTGGCCAGCGCGGAAAAGGAGGCCGAGAGATTCATTCGCAACATGAATGACGGTGCGCGCAAAGCCGGGTTAGACAAGCGTGCAATCGGCAAATAGTGAGTGGCAAGCGCCCGATATCCTTCCTCGCTTTCTACCTCATCTGGGCAAAGCTGCGGCGGTGGGCGGTCCCGGAAGTCCATAAGCGCGCCTGCCACTGGCTGGAGCACCGGGGCGACCTTGCTGTATTCCGTGCGCATCGGGGGTTTTCAAAGAGCACGCTGCTCGCGGTCTATAACGCGTGGCGGTACTACGACAACCCGCAGTACCGCATCCTCCACCAGTCCGAAGCAGACCCGACTGCCTACAAGACCAGCCGTGACACGCAGAACGTCTTGCGCACGCATCCGCTCACGCGCGGCATGTTCCAGGGCGGGGGCGTGCAGGAGTGGTGGGTGCATGGCTCGAACGATCCACGCAATGCGAGCATGTATGCGCGCGGCATCCTATCCAATGTCACCAGCGCGCGTGCCGACGAATGCCAGAACGATGACATCGAGGTGCCGCGCAACATCCAGACATCTGAGGCGCGCGAGAAGCTGCGCTACCGCCTGGGCGAGCAGACACACATCCTTGTCCCCGGCGGTCGCCAGCTCTACGTCGGTACCCCTCACACACACGAGAGCCTGTACGACGAGCAGGCCAGTCTGGGTGCTGACTGCCTGACCATCCGCATGTTCGAACATGAGTTCCGCATCGAGGACGCCAAGGCCACGCGCTACGCGCTCCCCTTCGTGCCCGAGTACGTCTTCGCCGGTATCGGCAAGGCAGCTCGACTGCTCACTGAGGGGCGCGATTACCGAATGGCTGGTAACGCCATCCAGTTCGCAGCGGTCCCTGGTGGTCTCATCGACCTGTACGCCGGTATCGCCTGGGCCGATCGCTTTGACCGTGCGGAGCTCATCAAGCGGCGCCGACGCACGCGCACGATCAACGAGTGGGATTCGCAATACCAGCTGCACAGCAAGCCGATCCACGACGTCAGGCTCGATCCAGCGCGGCTGATCATGTACGAGGTCGAGCCCATCTGGCGCACGCAGAATAGGGTGCTGACGATGTGGCTGGGCAAAATGCAGATCGTCAGTGCGCGCGCCTACTGGGACTGCGCCACAGGGCGTATCGGGGGCGATGCGTCCGTGCTGTCGGTGGTGCTCGATGATGCGCGCGGCAATCACTACTGGCACCGCGGCGTTGCGCTCACGGGCGACTATGCCGAGTTCGCCGACACACAGAACACTCACATCAGCGGCGGCCAGGTCATGCAGGCCGTGGCCATCATCAAGGCGCTGCGCCTAGGCCGCGTGGTTGTGGAAACCAACGGCGTCGGATCCTTCGTGCCGAAGCTCTTGGGCCGTGCGCTCAAGCAGGAATCCGTGCGCTGCGGCGTGGGCGACTCGCCGGCCAAGGGCAACAAAAACGAACGCATTCTGGCCGGCCTGGAAGGGCCGCTACTCTCCGGCGTGATGTGGGCCCACCGCAGCGTCGTCGAAGGCCCGGCTGCGGCGCAGATGCGCCAGTGGAACGCCAAGATCGCCGACCAGCCTGACGATTACCTGGATAGCGCGGCCGGCGCTCTCCTCGAGGCGCCCGTGCGCATTGGCCAATCAGGCGGGAAACCGCCGCCACCCAAAGACGAGGATTGGCGCCCATCAGCGGGCGTATTCGAGGTCACCGTCGAGGCCTGACGCTCCGCGCAATGCGAGGCGTCCATGGCCGTCACAGAACAAGACCCGATCGACAGTTCAGTGGCCAATGGTGTCACGACTGTTTTTCCGTACAGCTTCAAGATCCTGCAGGCCGTCCATATGGCGGTGACATTTGATAACGCGCCAGCAGTGGGCTACACCCTGACGGGTGTGGGGGATGACGCCGGAGGTGATGTCGTCTTTGCCGTGCCGCCACCGGACGGCGTGACGGTGGTGCGATACCGCGATATGGCGTACGCGCGCAGCACCGACTTTCAGGACAACGGCGACCTTCTCGCCGATACGCTCAACGATGACCAGGACGCGCCGGTGCTGATGATTCAGCAGCTGGCAAGTGTCGTCGATCGCGCCTTTGTGCTTCCTCCAGGAAGCAATCCGCCAGTCTTGCCCAGTCCTCTTACCCCTTTGTTTTACTGGCGCAACAATGCGGCGGGCGATGGCGTCGAGTTTGTCGACCTGAGCGCTGGTGATAGTTCGCTGGCGCTTGCTGCAGCGCTTGCCGCGCCATCAGGCTCCGCGCTGGTGGGATTCATTCAGGCCGGTACTGGAGCTGTCCCGCGCACCGCGCAGGACGAACTGCGTGAGCGCGTGTCTCCTACGCAGTATGGCGCTGTTGGCGATGACGTCACCGATGACACATTGGCGTTCCAGAGAGCGCTTAACTATCTGGCTACGTTGCCAGCGGGCGGTGAGTTGGAGATACCGCCAAGAAAATACCGGCTGACGGCAGCACTTACCTACGCGGGGAATTCGCTGTCGATCACTGGCGCGGGCATGAACAATACGGTGCTGCGATGGACAACCGCATCGGCAGGCATCCAGCTTACTTGCACCGCATCAGCTGGTTATCCAGACCTATCGACGCAGCCCGTAATCAAGAACCTGACCCTGATCGCAACAGTGGCCGCGTCTGGCGATGGGCTGCGCGTAAGCTATACCCACTTAACCGGAGTTGAAGCCTATCTGCTGATCGACCAAGTCGCGGTAATCAACACTGGCGTCGGTTACTGGACAAACGGCATCCATACTCAGAACGTATCTGACGGCGTGATACGAAACTCGTACATCATGCTGCCTGGATCGAACTCGTCGAGATGCCTTTTTATTGATAACAGCCTGACAATTCCACAGTTTGGGTTTTCTGTATCAGGCTGCTCGTTTAATGGCGCTGGCGCGACGATTCAGAGTTCGGGGTGGCTGGAGTCTCTGTACCTGACAGATTCTGCGTTTGTGGGCGGGACGGACATACTGTTGGCCTCGGCTACCGGTACGACCTTCGGCTCGACGAATCTGCAGATCACATCGTGCCACTTCAACGCCAAGCGCAACGCCATCGTCACCAATCTGTGGCGGTCGATCCTCATCACCAACTCTGACATCTATAGCGGCGTTGGCACTGGCGACGTGGCTGGAACGCACCTGCTGATCCAGAACGCAACGAATGTGCAAGTTACCGGGTGCAAGATCGAGGCCGGGAATGTTTCTGTGTTGAAGAGCGGGTTTGGGCTCGTCGCATGCACTGGCGTAACCATCTCTGGGAACATCATCAAAGTAAATGACACCGCGATTGGGCTTTCTGGGGCAACAGGCGGGACTGTAAATATCAGCGACAACATCATTATCGCGAACAACGGTACGAGCGCAGGTACTGGTATCTACCAAGCTGCTCCGGGCGGTGATGCAAACATCAATGGAAACCAGATCGAAGGATTCTCCACTGGCATAAACATCATTGGCCCTGGCGCTGTGGTGAAGAACAACTACATCACAGGAGCTACATCGGTCGGCATCCT